CTGCTCTGTAATCAATGCCCTTGTGTATTCCGCCAGTGCGGTACTTAGCCCCGTAGGGAAATGAAACAATGCCAGACTTAATCGGTTTCATCTAAGTTGGCCCTGCCGTAATTGTTGTATTCGGGGTTTAACCAATTAATCAAAATAGGTAATGCCGACACTATTCCAATAGTTAATGCTGGATGAATGCCCAGTGTATCTGCGTTAATAAGCACCCAGCCCAAAACACCAGCACCAAAGACTCTAAGGAAAGAGGCAATGGGACTGTGTGCGAACCAAGTTAATGCGCTCATTATTTAGTCGTAGTCTTTGCGACTGCTGGTGCTGCTGCTGCCTCAAGCGCATCAATGCGTACTAAGGCATCTTTAAGAGCTGCAACTAGAATTGGGATTAGTCGAGTTTCTTGCACCTGCTGATAAACAGGCTCGCCATCCTCATCTACTGCATCCTTTTCACCGATAACTAGATCATTCATTAAGCCAGCAACTTCATGGGCAAGGAATCCATAGCGCAATTCTTTGTCTTCATCAGCAATCATGTTGTAGGTGTAAACATTGGCAGACTTAATGCGATCAGCTGCATCTGTTAATGGCTCTAGGTTTTCTTTTAGGCGGTAATCCGATGGCGCTACAAGAGTTGGGGCGGCTGTGGTGCTGGCGTTGATCGTGCCGGCAGCAGTGCCATTCCGGTAAAACTGGACAACTGAAGCGCTCGTACTGCCAGTCATTCTGTTAACAAAAAATGGCGTGTTGTTATCTCTAGTGAATGAGCCTGTAGTATTTGTAAAACAAAAGCCCGCAATGTTTTCCGTTGGTGAAGTTGTTTTACCAGTAGTCAAGATTCTTGTATCGTTTTCGATTGTATCGTTTACCAAGTTAAACATCGCAGCGTCTATTTGCTCGCCCAGAGTTTCAATTGCGACGGCTCCGTTTGTAACCAAATCTGTGGATGTGGGTACGTCCCAGCCATAGTTTGTGGTGGTTGTTGCCATTTAGAGATCCTGCCATTCTTGTGTAGGGAAAGCCACGCCATAGCTTGTCCATGTGTAATTATACGGGACTTGATCCCAATTTATTGTGTTGTAAACCTGTGAATATGGCGCAAGTTTTAGATTTACAAGGTATTCATTTCTGTTTATTTCGTAATTGCAGCCAATTATTATGTAATCTAATGTGCCACCCATAGGGGATGGCGCTTGGACAGTAACACGATTACCGATAGGGCTACCCAAAAGTAGGTTTCTTTGTGTATTGGTAAAAATTGGGTTTAACAAATTAACGCTTATTTGCTGTGTGCTTAACAATGGATAGGCCAAAGAGTTAAGAATCTTTTGGCCTATGTCATTTACATTGGCCTGCAATAAGAGATTAGTTTCAAGTGTGCCTGACCGGTCACCATATAGGGATGTAGATTCATTTTCATAGTAAGTAGTTACGCCAGCATCAAACTTTGTAATTTCAACAATGTTGCGTAATGACTCAAAGCGATCTCCACCAATTAAATCTGGATTTAGCATGTCAGCTGTAAAAGTCATTTCGCTACTTAATGCCGTTTCACCATAATTAAAATACAGTTCACCATCTGATCCCTCATAGATCCAGCCATAAACACCATAAACAAGTTTTACTAAAGTTTCCCATGTGTTATAGCTGCCCTCATCAAGTGCCTGATCGTTTGTGTCCAATCCATAGTTAAATACTGGGAAATCATTTTGCCGGTATGTGTCTACTTCATCCCATGCCTGCGGCCCAAAGTTTTCCCAAGTCAATTCCCGATTGACGGCAAACCAGTTTAGGACAGTGGACTCTTCCTCAATGTAAGCAACCAAGCCATCAGTCAAACCTTCTGTGTATTGGTTTACATAAAATGTGGTGTTTTGTAGCAGTGAGATTGTTGAGGTAATTACAAATTGCCATTCCAAAACAAATCCAGCAATACCAAAACTACGGTATTGACTAGATCGGTTTACGACATTTCCAGCTTGTAAAACTGTCCAAGTTCCAAATGAGTTTTTTACCTGTATTTCAATCCATGATCCCAGTTCTATTTCTGGTATGTAGTTTTCATCAAAAAGTAATGACAACGTGCATCCGCCCGGGTATGGCGGATTAATGTATTCATCTGTGCCTCTGGAGATGTTTATGTTGTAATCAACCCATGTTGTAATTTCGGTCTTTGCGGCGCTGTGGATTGTGTTAGGTGGTAAATACATCACCCGTATTTCAGGGGTGAAGTCGGTCATGGCATAGCCCCAGAAAGGTTAATCGGTCCACTAACTCGGCTCTGGGTCTGCAGTAGGCGCTCTATGCTACGTCTGGCACTAGCTGCATCTACTATGCCATTTAGGTTGATTACAGTTGTGCCGCCACCACTGGCGCTGGCTTTTTGTATGAATCCTGAATTGCCCGGCACAAACATTTCTGGCCCAAACTCACCAACTCTGTAAGCCTGTCCAGCCTTGACCGAGCCGCCGACTGCCTTTGAACTCCAAGGTGCTTCGCCGCGGATTACAAAATCATCAAGCGCTGTTAAGGCTCTGCCTACTGCTGTGTTTTCTTGGAAGTTTTTGACGGATGATTTAATGCTGGCAAGAAACTTCAAGGCTTTGGCTACTGCATTGATGGCATCAGCAAAACTTTGTAATACGCTGTTTCCGTTTTTAGCATCACTGCTGTTTAATGTGTCAAAGATTTTGGTAAAGGCATCAGCAAGATTCTTAAGTGATGTGCCAAGATTGCCAGTTGCAGATGGCCCAGCAAGTTCTCTGGCTCTAGCTGTAAGTCCCTGTGGGTCTTTTCCGCTAAATGCGTTAGCCACTTCAAGAGTCTGCTCGGCTAGTCGCTTTAGCACTGGGATTATCTTGACACCCACACCCTCTTGTAACTCGCCGAAGGTTTCGCGCAAGATAGATAACTGGCCCTCAAGAGTCTTGGTGTTGGCCAGCGCTGATCCGCCAAAGAGTTTTTGCAGTTCATCTGTGGCTGCCTCAAAATCCTTGGTCTTAACAATGTTGGCATCTAGTGGCACACTTAACTTGGTCAGTGCGCCCAGATTGCCGTTGTAAGCCTTAGATAGTGCGAGAGAAACTGTGGTCAAATCCTTGCCAGTAGCGGCTGAAATGTCTACGGCCAGATTGTTTAGTTCCTGTGCTTTAGTTACATCACCAGTGGCTCGGGCAAGGTTGCCCAAAGATTTACGCAACTTGACATCGCTAATGCCGTATCGGATTTGAGTCTTGCTGATGTATTCCTCAGTGCTGGCTATCTGTGCATCAGTGGCTTTAGTTGCATTGCGTAAGGCTTTGGCGAGTAGTACTTGGCTTTGTTCATCCTCAATGGCTGCCTTGACTCCATCAACTCCGAGCTTGACTGCATAGGCTGCAGCTGCGACACCAGCCAGCGCAAATGATTTGGCCATGGCTTTGCCGTACTTGTTAATTTTGCCACTAAATGATTTTGTTTTATCGTCAGCCTTAGCAAGGCTTTTGCCAAACTGATCTACATCAGCAAGCAAGTTGAGTTTAAGTGTTCTCACATCAGCCATCAGTTGTCATCCCATTTCTTTATGACATGCCTTGTGACGGCATCTTTCCATTCTCTTGTAATTCTTGGTTGTATTTCTTTAAGTTTCTTAAAGATTCCGTACCCCTCATTGCCTCGCCCTTGAGCTGGGGAACGATCAGGGAATCGGCGGCCACCATTAGCAAATGGTGCAGGGCCACCAAACTCTGAACCAAACAACACTTGCCCAGACTTAGCGCCACCACTGAACAAGCCTTTATTGCCGCCAATAGTTACATTTGGTATTCGGTCTTTATTGGCTCTGATTGTGGCTGCAACCTTTTGGGCTTGTGCCGGGTAAGGGTTCATGGTGTAACTGGTTTTCAATTCAGTTGCAGACCATGCGCTAATTGATGTGACATCATCCTTTAGGGCTTTTTTTGCGCCCTCATCCATCTCTCGAAAGGCTTTGTAAAGGTCACGAAGTTGTCGGCGGTCAGGCTCAATCTTAAATGTTGTTCGTTCAGCCATGACCATTCCTCTCTCGTATCAGCGTTACTGCTGTGTTAATGTCTGCGAGCGACCACTGCATAAGATCAGTCATCGGGATCCCGGTCGATACTGCTATCCGCACCAGCAAATCCCTTAACTCTCTTTTGGGCTTTCCTCTACCACCTCAAAGGTGTCAAACTCATTGACCACCCATGCTTGCTGGCTCGGTAACTTGGTATGCCCGGCAGTCTTTGCTGCTTTGTAAAGTAGGCAAGTAATCACATCAAGTGATCCTTGTGCCATCTTTTCAGCTGCTTGACTGACTGTGTAGCCGAGTTCTCTTTCGATCTCGACCCATAGCCATGCACTGTCATCGCTCACTATGTAGTTATTGCCCTGTTTTGTTGTTACTTGGTATTCCATAAGTGGTGCCCTGTTCTGCTAGTTATGCTCGTGCGACTGTTCCATCCTCAACAACAAAGCTGAGGGATGTGGTCAATACGTCAGTGGCCGCGCCACCAACTGTTGGAAATACTGGAAATACGTTGCCAGTAAATGTGTCACCGTTTACATCAAAACTGAATGCCAGTGATGTATCTGGTGCAGTGTTAGCGGCATCCCATAGTGCAGAAATAATACCTGCACTTGAAGTGTCATCTAGGTATAGTTCCACGTTTAGTGTGGCGGTCTTATCTACGGTTTTGTATGCGCGACCAGATAGCACTTCAAGTACCTGCTGATTGTTTTCGCGCTCTAGGGTAACGGTTGATGCCTGATCGGCATACGATACCGAGTTGATGGACAAAGTTAAATTTCGCCCAGTTATATAGGTGGCTGGCATGTCATGCCTTTCTAGTTAGTAGTTACCATCTCTATGGAGAGTTGGCTTATTAACATATCGGCGTTTCCGATCTGCTGAACTGTGGGTTGTGACCATCCGCCAAGGAATGAGATGTTATTGGCAAGTAGGTCTGTGACACTAAAGATTAAAGTTTCAAGGTTAGCCAGTGCGGCTTGGTTGTCAGCTGCATTAACTATGCAAGTTATGTCGAAGCGCACATGGCAACGAGCGCCACCGATTGCGCCGACTGTGATGTAAGGCGATCCCGGCACAAGCACAATTGCTGATGGTGTGATGTTCTCTTTTGGGTATGAGTAAACTACTCGCCCGGCAGCTGCAAGAGTTGTGGCAAGGTTTGATCGGTAGGTGGCAAGGTTTCCCATTATCCGACCATGCCTCTAGTGTCCATCCACTTACCAAGTAATCCTGATACTCGGGTGAATAGGGATCGGCCTAAACGGTATGGGGCTGGGCTTTGGAAGTCCACACCCTGCTGGCCAAGTGTGCCAGTGCGTGTGATCCAAATGTCACATGCTATTGCAAGACATGCCTCATGTATTTCTGGAACTGTTTCGAGATCAACAAACTCAACGTCATTGGCAAAGCCATAAGGCACAACTGCCTGCTTTGGGTTTGTTCCAGTTACGATTGCAAAACTAAAGGAATAGTCTGTGCGCTTTGTGATTGTGTGTGTGCCATTGAAGTGTGCGCCACATCCATCAACTGTTAAAGTCTGGCCCACATAAAAATCATTTACTCGGTCAGTGTAAAGCGTGGCAAGTGTGCCTACGCGCTCTCTAGCCACAATGGAGTATTGGTTTTTGACAAGCAAAGATAAAAGGATGTTTTCAGCTGCATCGGCTACTTCCTGCACAACTGCATCAGCATAGATGTCACCAATACCAAGTACGGCTTTTAGCTCGCTAATAGTAATTAGTGCCATCTCAAATCCTTATCTAATAGGGGTGTGTGGGGGGCACAGGGCCGCACCCCCCACACGATTGCTAACTTGAATTAGGTCAAGTTAAAGCGGCGTACGCCACCGGCAGTCAAAACGCCGACTGCGAGATATCCATAGAGCATTGTTTCGATCTCCCCCGAGGTCACTACGTTAGTGCTCATTCTCAAAATCGGGCTCTCGTAAATGGCTACAGCTGATGGAGTAACAATAAATGCTGACTCATCGATGGTTGTTGATACTGCATTTGGATCTACGTATAGATCAAGTCCAAGCACGTTGCCGCGTAGGGACTGTGGGCCTGCAACGCCACCGTTGTTTTGTGGGTTGTATGCGTTGTAAATTGGGCGACCGGTTGTGTCGGTTGCACCCATCAACAATGACCACTGTGATGTGCCAGCGATGTATGCGCTTGGAAGTTCGCCAGTTGCTAGGTAAGCGGCTGGTGCTTCCTTGGATACGAATCCGATGATGCCATCAGAGTCTGCATCCTGTGCTGTTGCCTGTGTACCACCAGCGGTTAGTGCTGCGATAACGGCTGCATCAGTTGCCTTGTTGTAGGCGCGTGTCATGTTGTCAACCATGGCTTGGAAAAAGTCTGGGCTTGAGCGCTCTAGTAGTTCTACAGAGTAACGCTGTAGGCCAGCAAACTTGTTTACATCAAGGTTTACGTATGACGAAACAATGCCAGTTTCGGATGGTGCAGCACCTTCATTGGTGTCTGCAACAGTTCCATTGGTTGTGATTTTTGGATGGCTGATGACCATGCCTGATGCAGTGATGGCACGTGAGCCGATTGCATCAATGGCTGGACGTGAACCGATTGAATTGTCAATAACGCTATTAACGTATTGGACGGGTGTGAAAGCCGGGTTGGTTGAAAAGGAATCATCCGCAGCAGATACATACTGTGCTGAATCATAGTTGCCCATTTTGGCTTTGATGCTGTGTTCCAAGTACGAGGCTTGGCTGTTGATTGGGCTACGAGGCTTTACGTAGGCCACTGGTGCGGCAGCGTGAACAACCGCACTAGCGGTTACTTCCTCTGCCACTGGTGCTGTTTGTTCTTCCACTGTGTCTCCTGTGGGTTGTTCCTCAGCAGTGATTTCTGCCTCGGTGGTTTCTGGGGTTTCTTCGTTGTCGGTTGCTGCGACATCGAGAATCTGTGCATCCTTGAATGCTGGGTTAGTTACATGAGCTACTGCTTCAAGGTTTGCAGATGCAACTACCATTACGCCTTTATCAACTGTGTACTCATTGACTCTGGCTTCAATGCTAAATGCTGGGCGCAAGCCCTCGGCTGCTTCTACAAGTGCATCGTCGCCAGCATTAGTTGGCGCGATCTTAAAGGCCATAGAGATACCAGCCGGGCTGACTTCTAATGAATCGCCAATGCCTCTACCGATTGGTCGAGTTCGGTCATGCTCGCTGTTAAGAATAATCTGGCTTGGATCAATGTCACCAAATGCGCCAAAGTCAAAGCGCACTGGGCCTGCTGATGTGTTGCCACTTACATTAAACGGGACTACCAAACCTCTGATAGTTCTGGTTTCAACTGATGCGGCTAGTACATGTCCGTCAAAGTTAATCTGCATTAGTGTTTCCTCTCGGTGCTAAGTCCATTTCCTCACGTGCTTCATCAACACTTATAAGGCCAGCCTCTAGCATCTTTGTTAATACTTCGATTTGTTCTAGTGGGTTACCTCGTAAGTAATCGTCTAGATCAAATCTGATTACCTGTGAAACTGGTGTTATGTCAGGCATTCCTAAACGTTCCTCAATGCAGCTCATGTAAGGGCGCAATGAGAAGTCAACTAATGATCGGCGCTCTTGGCTTACGTTTGAGTAAGTGGCGCTGGCTGATTCGGCATTTATGTACCACGCTGGAATGTTGCACATGCGAGCAATTTCTGCAGCTGTGTTGAGGCGTGATTCAGTAAGTTGCATTTGCCCGGCATCGTAGCCAAAGGTTGTTACATCTAAAGGCCCAGACAAGTAAGCGGTTGAGCGTGTGGCTCTGGCTTGTTTCCATTGTGCGAGCAGACTTGACACTTGTTCAGGTGGTAGGTCAACGCCAGAGTTTTTAATAACCATAGTTGGATTTGGCTCACTGGCCATTCTCTGGACGGCTTCCTCAAGTTTTAATGCTGTAGAAATAGTACGGCCACCGCGATTAAGAATGCCCTCATCGATACCGCTAAACATGATTAGAGATCCAACACCAGTTGCAGGTAGCAATCCACCCTCAATGTAAAAGCCGTTGACAATCTCTTGAGTGTTTAGATCAGTTGTGAATGTAACGCGTGTTGGATCAATTCTGCGAGCCTGTGTTGGTGCGCCATCTGGTCCTACCTCTAGCACTTGCCAGAATGATCGGCCATGGAATAGCAAGTCCTCTACAGTCCAAGCCATTGTCACTGCTAGTGGCAATGCTGGATCAGGCTGCTCAAGTATGGCTCGGCCTTGTACCTTTGCCCCTGTGGTTTTGTTGTAAGAGTTCAAGCCAAGGGTAGCGATTGTGCCAGCGATAATGTTTCTAGCTCTAGCAACTGCTGGTACTTGCATGGCACTTGAGCGATCAACCCTGAAAGTATTAAAGGGTGTGAAGTATGCATCCTGATAAAACGGGATGGCGATACCTGCTCGGGCTTCAATGTCTGGTTTCTGTTCTGGAGTACCCAATAAGAAATCAATAAATCCCATACTTCATTATCTCATAAATGTGTGACATTCAAGCATCTAGTGCGCGTGTCGAGAATTGTGTGGGCCAGTGATAGGAGTGACTGACCCACACAATTAAGGTACTGCCAAGTAGCCCTTAACTACTAATGATAGTCACACTCTGTTGTGGTGCACAAGCATGACCTGCCGCCATTACTAAAGCGACTGCAGCTGTGATTGGTACTTGCGCTGCTCTACGTGCAATCCGCCATCCACCATCACTTGCTGGCCGTCTAGCACATGAAACTAAATGCTGGTGAAGTGTGGCTTGTCCGGGATGAATGAACCTGCCTTGCTGCATAGCATTAAGTGTTTGATCGCAACTGATAGCAAAGCCAGCACTGGCCCATGGTGTTGGCTCGGTAGCAACCCCAGCTTGTGCCAGCCTTGGCGCAATGTAGCCAGCAGTGTTTGGATCATAAGCAAACTTTCTTGGCCTGTATCTACGGGCAAGTGTTGCCAGTTCACCTGTAAGTTCCAAGTCATTTATTCCGCCATCACGTTTCCATTCATGTAGGAATACAGCCATGCCCTCTGGTCTTTCTTGGATAGTTACTAGGCAGGCAATCTCTCTATTGAAGTTAAGGTCTAACGCCATCCATGTAGGCAGTCCATCCTCTAGTGCTACATCTCTCTCGCCCTCATTCCACATCTCTATCGGGAATGGATTTTCGATTGCATCAATCCACATACACAAGGTCTCTGTTTTGAAAGCATCTTTAGAATCAAAGATTGAAGCATCCCTGATGTTCTCTACACTGACTGTGTAACCCATTGCAGGGTTGGCCATTGCCCAAGCCTTTTCATCATTTACATCCGAGCCGGGCGGTGCGCTGTATTCGTAATAACCCATACGTGTTGAATCAAAGGTTAAGGCCCTGCGCCTTTGCTCATTTAGCACTGTGCTGTTTAGGTCGCCAGCGTTAGATGTCCAGTACACCTGTGCATTAGGTCGCGCTCTAGTAATCGGTGTGACGGCTGCCCAGACTGATTCATCAATCTCTCGAAGCTCATCTACGTACAGCAAGTCAGCAGTTGAGCCACGCGGTCCCTCACTTGTAGCTGCTCGGATGGCGTACTTGCGTAACCTTTCGCATTTAGTGTTGCAGGATTTTGGGTAGTGATGGCAGTAAACTTCCAATTCCTCTTGGCCATTTGTACGTGATACCCGCTTGATTCTCTTACGCATCCAGTCCAAACTCTCTGCCATGTCCACAGTTTGCTTGAAAGTATCTAGTGAAAGTTGCCTTGTTTGTGACATTGCAATGGTGGATTTCTCACCAAAGATGTACAAGCCGGCAAGGATTCTCATCCTCATCAAGTGTGTCTTGCCTTGTTGTCTGGCAACCAAGATGCCTACTTGACTTCTCGCCCATGTGCCATCCTTGTTTACTTTGAGCGCATCATCTAAAACGTACTCCTGCCAAGGCAGTAAAGGCACACCTAATTCGTTAGCCAGTTGGCTTACTAGTGGCCCGGCGCTGGGCAGTTTTAGCAGGGGGCTTTGGATTCTTGGTTTTGACGAGCCGTAGGAAATCCCCGACATACGCTGTTCCGTCATGTTCCTCATCCTTTTTACTGGCAGTACGAGTCTCAACAGTTAGGTGTAACTGCTGTAAGACACTTAAAAACTTACCACTTAAGGCTGTGATGTCTTTAATGTCAGCCCCTAAATCAAAGGAATTGTCTAATGATTTGGCCATCCGCCGGGCTAAAGTGATGGCTGCAACATCGGTTGGTGCTACCCAGTTGGCAACGGCCAGTGCAGAATTAAGAGCTGCGTAGATGTCCATTGGTTTGAGTTCCTGAACTTCTGGTTTTTTTGCGGTCATGACTTGGGCCTTTCGGTTGTTGGTGGATCAAAACGAGCCATTCGGGGAGAGATTCCTGCAAGGGAGTCTGTGGGTGGTAGACGCTTAGAAAAAACGCCTACGTTGCTCTGTGAGCCTCTATCGCGCACTGTATTGAATGCAACAGTCTTGGCTTGATGACAGGGCTTGCATAAAGGTTGCAGGTTATCGATGCTGTTGGTCCCACC